TACGCGCTCAGGCGCAGGTTTAAGTGTTGCGCCCTTAGCAGAATCCTTTTCCTGTGGATTCGGTTCTTGGTTCAGAAACTGAGCCATAATATCTCCTAAAAGAATTTTGATAAGGGGAGGCCCCGAAGGGCCTCTGGTTAGTGCATTGCTTCAAAGAGCCAATCGCGTAGGTTTTGTTCCAGGTACTTCTTACGCTCAGGTTGGGCCTGCTTGTACGCCGGGGTATTCCGCAGCGCTTGCCAAGCCCTACCCTGGGCCTCAGATACAGGGTACTGATACGCCCCCACCGGGGACTTAGCAGCCTTGCGTACCTGTGCCATCGCCTCTGCTACGGGGCCAGAGCTACCGTTACCACCGTGATAGTTCAGGTCCACCATAACCTTTAACGCCTCATCGGAGGCATTCAAACCCTGCCCCTTGAGTTGCTTCTGCACGTTCGGGATGTACTGCTTCTCCAGGGAGGACTTGAGGATACTGATGCCGTCATCAATGGTCACTTTCTGTGGGACGGGCATGCCCGAGTTAACGTGCAGACCGAAGCCTACACTACCCTTGCCCCTACCTTCTCGGAACCCTTCGAACTTCATAGCGGTGGCGAGAATGTCACTAAACAGCGACGGCTCCAGCCCTACCGAGTTACGACCGTTGACCTGTACGCTGACAGCACGTCCGTTGTCGTGGTCATAGAAGGTAGCGGGACGTACGCCTACTTGTTCGCTGCCAATCTTCATCTCTCCAGCCAGTGCTGAGTCATACGCAGCCTGCGCAGTAGCCTGAACGTCTCGAAGGTTTACAGACATCGTCTGGAAGGTGCCCTTCTTGTCGAACACGGTTACGGTCATGTTCTGACCTGCGTTGCCAGCGGTGGCGGCCTGCACTACTACACGCTCTATGTTGCTGGGGTCTGACATATACTGAACCTGGTTCTGTATATGCTGCTGCAGGGAGGCCTTGAATTGCTCTTGGTCGCCCTTATAATCACCCATGATAGATTGCACAGAGGTGCCGGCGGGCAGATACACATGCCTAGGTGCCCCGGCAATGTCCAGCTCCAGCTTACGGGATTGGATATTGCCTTTTAGCATCGTATTGATGTCGTCAGCGTCCTTACCTACAAGGGATTCCGGATTGTGGTTATACACATAACGGTACTCATCTTCCATAGCAGCTCGCGCTTCCTGGCGCTGGGCGTCTGCATCCCCGAAGAAGCTGAACCAGTTAGCCGTACCGCTTGGGTCCACCATCTTGTCCGTGGGATTACTTTGGATATTGCCGTAGCGCCCACTCGCCTTATTCCTAGCCTGGCGGCGAAGGTCGTCCAAGATAGTGTTGCTGGCATTATTTGGGTTTTGTGTAACAGCTTTCTGCACCACTCCACGCCACTCCGATGGGACCTCAGACAGCAGTGCCATCTTCCCTAAGTCCGTACTGGTGCTATAAGCCTGTGCCCACAAGTTGATGCTATTGACGTTCTCGCGGGAAACCTCACCATCCTCACCAAGCTGGTCCAGCGTAGTAAGCGTACGTGCCATATCCGAAGACATACGCTTGTGCGCTTCGTTGACTGCCCACGCATCCTTGCTGTTGCTCCCGTATGCCAGCAGCTGCAGGTTCCCTTCCGGGGTATCCGGAAAGCTCTTGAGCAGCTGAGTACGTGCCTTATCTAAGTCTCCCTTGAACATCCCCGCCAGAGTGGAGCTTGGCATATTCCCAGTAATCGCTGTGCGCAATGCCTGAGTGTCTGCTGCCTTCTCACGAATGGTCTGGGCCTTGTTCCAGAACTCCATGCTGGTCCCGGCGCTGAGCACGTCCGATGCTGACAACTCAATGACTCGACTACGAATACGCGCCATCGTCTGCTCCTGCTGCTCAGGAGTCTGCCCCCCAAGAGACTGGATTGCATCAGAGATTTCGAAACGGGCCTGTGTCTCAATCTGAGCACCTGCGCGCTTGAACTCCTGATACAGTGCCGCGTTGACGTCCACTGAGTTAACCCCGAGTTCCTTGGTAGCTAACTCTTGCAGCTGGTTTATTACCATCGGGTCCTGCGTCTGCTGCGCTACGCTAACCAGATACTGCTTGGCCCGGTCCAGCTTCTTGTTCTTGTCCAAGTGCTCCGCAGCCAGGATACTGTCTAAGCCCGTCTTAATGGACATCTGCGCAGCGGCACCCTGTCCTGCCTGTAGACGCTGATAGAACTCATCGCTGGACGCACTCAGTCCACGGTCGAGGGCACGGTCAGCCTGGGCCAAGGCGAACGCAGCACGTCCTTTCTGGAAGGCTGTATAGTTAGCCATACTGGTAGCGCGGAGCTGCTGCAGTATACTCGTAGCAGACTGCTTGGACATATCCGGGAGATACACCCCGAGCTTGTCTGCCATTGACTGTACGTGCTCTTGCTCCTGCTGATGGAATTCCTCGTCAGTCAGCCCTGCCTCGGCAGCTTTCTTAGCCCGGGCGATGCTATCTGTGCGCCACTTGGCTAGCGTGTCGTACGCGGCGGCGGATACGTAGCCGTCCTGGTAGGCTTCGCGCACGAAGATGTTTTGCTTCTGTACAGCTCCGTCCTTGGAGGCCATTGCATCTACTGCGCCCTGAGCATCCATAGCGCCGCGCACGGTGGCGGCTGCGGCGTTTTCTTTTACTGCCTCGTCGAAACCTACGCCGAAGTCCTGCACGAATCCAGACAGGGCGGCTAGGCGTTTTGCTTTGGAGGTATCAACAGATACTTCACTTACCGTTGACGGCAAGCTAACATCGTTGGATTGCAGTTGCACGCCACCGATATTTAGCCCCTGTCTACCGGGTTGAATCACAGGCATTTAGTATTCCTCCTAATTTACCAGGCGTGAACTGGGCTATTGCCCTTACTCCCCCATAAGTCATAGGAGGATGCCATGCTCTGCGTAGCTGACGCTCCGCTCCCAGGCGAAGAGCTGCCAGAGTCAGAAGATGACGCAGCGTTACCGGCGTACTGCCCAACAGCGGATGCCCCGACACTCAACAGTGAGTTAAACATGTTATCGTACGGGTCCTCCATATCCATGTTAGCCAGGCCGCTATCCACGGCCTTATCTGTCATTAGACGGAAGCCCTCTTCCTGAGTAGCCTGCTGGTCACGCACGCTGGCCTCTTGCCGCCCGGCTACAGTGTTAACCGTGGCTACGGCGTCTTTAACAGAGGCTCCCATAGTGCCGGAAGCTGCTGCCTGCAGCCCTACTTGGCTCTGTGCCTGCAGCTTCTGCTGCTGAATGTTAAACAGAGACACCTCAGTCCGGTCCCTGGACTGGGCGCGCTGCAGAGCTATGTCGTTTAGCTGTTTGGCTGTCTGTTGAATCACAGCCTTGTTCCTGGCCTTGGACACTTCAATCTGAGCACCCTGCCCCAGAACGGTCTTAGCGGCCATGGCCGCAACCATCCACCACATATTAAATCCTCCGTCTGCGTTGGTTGTAGCGCAGGATGTACGATATATCCAGCACGTTCAGCTCCATAGAACCCTCAGTAAATAGTGACACCTCTGTTGTGTCTGCGTTGGTGCGGCATGGTACGGTAATCGTAGCCAGGTCCATACGCAGGACCTGCCCGAGCGTCAGCTCCTTTGAGTTCATCAGGATACCAGTTAGTTCCCCACCCCAATTGACGTCCCGCGGGGTGTCTAGTACCTGTACGTCGAAGTGCCCAGAGTTACGTACTGCCACGTCCAGACGCAGCAGGCGCACATGCCCACTTCCCACGAGTTTGTCATTCTGGTCCCGTAGAATAGGCGTAGTTAGCGTGAACGTACTGCGGTAACGTCTCCCGATTACATAAGTGCCATCAGGTACGCCGCGCACAACCCGTAGGGTGTTCTCCGCGGCAATCTCCTTGATGCCAACCTCAGTAGGCCCCATAGGGTTGCTGGGTAAGTACGTTAGGATAAGCTCTTCCTTGTAGTTGTCCGCCCACCCAACCGGGCGCAATACCGCCGGAACAGTGAACACCCCTCCCTGTACTTGAACTTGCTTCTGCAAATCCGAGTAGGCTTCGCGGTATTCTGAGCCCAGCTGATAACCTTCACGCGGGTCCATAGACACAATCAGGAGCTTGTTGCTGGGACTGGGCCCTTGCATGTACAAGAACACCTCGTCCTCCAGCGCCTGTACGCTCAGGATTGGATACGGGAACGACCACTTATGCCACGCCGCCTGCATCTTAGCGCCGTCACTTCCGCCCCACATGAACTCGTAGACCAGCAGACTATTACGCTCTCCAGACATGCGCGAGAAGGCCATATTGGTGACACTGGAGTTTTGCATCTGCAATACCCTGCCTGGGATATACCGAGGTAGGTGCACCGTGGCATCCTGCGTAGTGTACTGTGCCGCGGTGTAAGGTGATGGGATTAGCTCCAGAATACCCGCATAGCTGTCGTTGCGCTTGTTCGGGTATATTACTGTCTGCCCAGCCATTACCGGAGTCACACGGCTGTCACAATCATAGGTGCTGGTAATGCTAATGCTTGCGTTAGTTGGCGTAAGCACTGCTGAGCCAGGTACAACCGCCTGCATGCTGTTGGCGAACAGGACCAGGTCCCGGTTGAACTGCACAGCAGTGCGGTACACAGAATCCTGTGCAGACGCAGAGCTAATGCTGATACGGTCCGTATCCAGCAGAGATGTCACGGTAGAACGATAGAAGCGCTGATACAGGCCAGAGGCTGACATATCCACGGAGCTACCGCTAAGCAGGACCAGGCGGCCCTGGAAAGCTGCAATACCAGTGATGTATCCGTTCTCAACGAATCCCGGGTCGCTGTTGTTGTCGTCGTTACCAGCTAAGCGCCCCTCCCAATCGCGCGCAATGATGTTGTCATCAGCGGCTAGCTCTCTGGGCATGTTCGTAATCTTGGTGATGCTATCGTACGCCCCCACCTCGGACCAGGTGCGGGTGCTGTAGCTGAACTGATACCACGCTGTCTCGGACGAGGCTGTACCTACACGGCACATTGCCCCGTCAGCTTGCGCTGGGAGCTGTGCAGGCAGGTCCTGCTCCTGGTCTACGCGGGACTGGTTGGATACCACGGCATAAGTATCTCCAGCGTCAGAGGATACCACACAGTTACTTAACCCATAGAAGAACAGGTACGCGCCACGTACGCTCACGTTCCCAGCTGGCAACCCATTCGCTACAAGAGAGTCACGCAGTTGCTGAGCAACGTAGGCACCAGACACCTCCTCAGCATTGCCGCTGGTGCTACCGGCAGCCGGTGCGGTGTAGTCCCCAGTGTAGTCCACCCCAGCAGAGGTGACGGTGACGTTCCAGCGTTTCTGGAATGCTGCAGACTTAACGTAGAAGAACCCAGCGGTGCTGGGGTCGATACGACCAGTATTGTCCACGGTCGTGTTCGGAGCCATCTCCGTATTCAGGATATAAGTCAGCCCAGCAATGCTTGCAGTCTGCAAAGAGGTCTGGCCTACGGTGGTAACAAAGTACGGGTCATTGCCGGAATTAAGTATGGTCTTTCCATTCTTAGCCAGCAACCACCAGTTACCGTTGCTGGTGTTAATCAGCAGGTGCCTACCGTCAGTGCCACGCTCGACGTATTCAGTGAACAGGGAGTCAAGCCCCGGATTATCAATCGTACTCTCCCAGACAATCTCGCCGGGAGGTCTGCGGCGGATACCCGAAACCGGGTCGCTGAGCATATTCAGCTGCGCCCCCAGTTGCCCGGGCTGACGCTCTCTTGGAACCTGCTGGGAGACGCCCTGCAGCAGGCTCTGAATGGTACCCTCTAGGGACTGGGCCATATACTCTCCTTAAACCATAAAACGAGCACGACGGATTCTGCGTGCAAAGCGGGTCTTGCTGGTGCTGAACTTCTGATTGCGCAGATGCTCGCGCAGCACCATGCTCTTGTACCGCTCAGCTTCCTGTGCGTAATTAGCGTAGTTGCTGTCGCCACCCAGGTCGTTTAAGTATACCTGCGCAGTTGTGTAGTTAGCCACCCACATAGCGGCGTGCTCCGGCAGGTCCTCAAAGGCCAAATCCAGGACCACACGAATACGCACAGGTGCATCGAAGTATTGGTTCTGCTCTACCAGGTCGTATAGGTTCCCGTCACGTACCCCGTACTTGGATTCTGAGCAGGCGTCATATACAGCTAGCTGGTTCCACGGCACCTTAATCAGGCCGTCGGTGGTGGGTGTAACTTCACGCCCTACCACGTTAAACCAGAATCCTGTGCTGAGTAACCCACGACGGTTACGTGCGAGTGCAGAGCGAGCTAACCCCGCACTGGGGTTACTGGTGTTGATGTCCATAACCCGGGATTCCCCCAGGGCTTCCAACGTCATGTTGATAGCTTCGAGTTCTCTCATATTTGTTCCTCTATTAAAGACCCCTTGGACCCTTAAGACAGGGACAAAAAAAAAGCCCCTGGCACCCGAAGGCACCAGGGGCGCGTATTATACTTCCGTAGTATCAGCAGCTACATCAGCCGCCTTACGGGTTTTCTTGGTAGCCTTGCGGCCAGATTCAACCGAACCTACTTGAATGTGCTTCGCTACCTCGGAGGCGGCTTTAACCGCCTCACGTTGAGCAGCGTTGGCCAGGAGAGTCTCCAGACCGAACACGGCGATTACTGCCATTTAACCTCCAATTAAGCCGTCTTGGTGGTGAAGGTGAACTTAGTCACTGCCGCTGTATCCGGACGACGCAGGCCGATGTTGTACATCGCGTAGCAGTCCAGAACGTTGTTGAACTCGCGCTGGTCATCCCAGATACGCGAGGTGAACGGTTTGGCTTCTACAGTCACCAGGGTCTTGGACTTGCTGAACGTCACCATGCGGCAGTTCGCATCGTCAGTGGTAACGGTGTAAGCCGTACCCAGCGGATGAGTACCTTCAACGGTCGGGAACTCGGTGCACTCTACTACTGGCACGCCGTTCATCTTCACAACTCGGCGGTTCTTGTAACCGTCGTCGTTGGTTGCGCCGAAGTCAATGTTCAGCAGTTTCGGATGCTCCAGCAGTCGGGAGTAGGTGTCGACGTCCACCAGGGTAATCATGTCCATCAGCGGAGTCTTACGCTTGATGAGCTCGTCGATACCCGCCTTGTGCGCCAGGTTGATGTTCATGGCGTTGGCTTCCATCTCAGCCTGGGTCAGCTGCGTAGCGGAGGCGTCACCTGCGACCAGGATAGAGGCACTGACTTCGATACCGTCGTTGAACGCAGGTTTCAGGTGAGCTGGTGCAACCCAGGAACGGCCCTTGATGAGCTGAATCAGGTGCGCCTGGTCGAAGGTCTCCGCGAATTCGGAACCGTTGTTCTGACCCATCTCAGAGAGGAAGTCCGGACCAGTCCAGTCGTCCTGGTAGTCGATTGGGTTACGGATGTACAGCACCGTATCCACTACGATAATCATCTTATCGTTACGGACCGGAGTGCTATCCAGCGCGTCACCAGAACGACGACCCTTCACCGCAGAGGTATTCAGGCGGTCGATACGGTAGGTGTTAGAGCCGCTGATAGAGCGCTGGCTAGAGAGGCCTAGGAACAGCGCCTGGTACTGGAAGCGGGTGTCCACTTCGTTCTGGTACACTTCCAGGTGAATATCGACGTCAGACGCCGCGCCGCCCCAGTGTGGTCTTGTATCCCCTGCCTTGTAAATGGTATCAGTCATATTTTACTTTCCTTTATTTAAGTACATGAATAGATGCATACTCATGCATCTCAGATTCTGCTGCTAGATAGGCATCCCGTGCTGCTTGCTCGCAGTCGAAATACCCGAGGTGTTTGGTTTTCCCATTTAACTGAATAGTCGCACGCCACTTGCCCTCTCGCTTAGCCCAGAAGTATCCCCTCCACTTAGAGTTCTGCATGTTGCCAGATTTATCCACCAAACGCAGGTTCTCAATCCGATTATCGCTACGGTCTAAGTTGATGTGGTCTACCATGAGCCCTTCCGGTATATCCCCATGATGCATAAACCACACCAAACGGTGGGCATACTCACGTACTCGCCCAAGCTTCCCACGGTCCCAAGTAACTCGGCGATAACCCCAGTTGTTTATGTAGGCATCCCCGTAATCCCCAGTAATATTGCTAATCAGGCGACCATCAGACGTGTAAGTATAGCGTGCTGCAAGTTCTTTCAAGAGGTTGACCTCCGTAGCTAAATGATATTAAAGACCTACGCGCTTACCGGCCTCACGGCGTGCGAGCAAATCGTTATAACGTCGACTGAACTGTGGAGACGCCAAGCTACGGTTGCCCGCTTCCTGACGGAGTTTGGTATATTCTGCGCGGAATTCCGCAGCAGATAGTGCATTGTTGCTGGCTACACCACGTACCAATGGGTTTGTGGTCTTAATAAGACCCATATCACGGCAATAACCTGCCACCAACTCTGCTGCCTGTTTAAGCTCACCAGAATCAGCCAGGACCCGTGCAGCCTTACGCAGAGGTTCAGGGGCCTTGGAATTAAACAGCTGCGCTGCTACCTCCCAGTTCTCCTTACCGCCCACGATATCGTAAGCTTCTTGTACTGCTTTGGTGGCTTGACCAACCTGGTCTTCCAGGTACGCTTTAGCCAGCAACTCTGCATAAGCAGCGTGCTCTCCGAAACGTTCCTTAATGAAGGCCGTATCGATTAGGTTAGGGTCCTGATACTCCAGGGCCTTACCAAGTGCCCGCACCATATCAGAGTCAGTTAACCCAGAGACTTTCTGCAACATAGCTACACCGGCATCAATCGTCGGATTGCCTGTCTTAGCCAGCTCCTGGGGCTGCTCTTTAGCGCTATCGCCACCCTTATCCAGGGCCGCTTTTAGGGCTTCGATATCCAGAGGAATCTTAGCAGGGTCAGGGGAATCTTTGCCCTGTTGCTGCTGGGTAGGGGTCTGTGCATCCTGCACGCCTTGATTGTTCGGGGCGCTAAGGGGGGCACCTAGGCCCGGAATCTTAGGGCCGCCTTGGTTCTCTACCTGTGTAGGTTCTACGTTTTGACCGTTTTCTACGTTATCCATCTATGCCTCTGTTGTTAACTTGGTAATAAGCCCAGCTGCTTACCTGCTACTGTCGGATCTGCTGCTGTCAAGCCCTGGAGTTGGTCCTGTGCTAGACCTGCGGACGTATCGGCAGACGCATCCTGAACCTGTTGCTTCTGCTGCAGCTGCTCTTCGGTGTACATGAACGGCTCGCTGACGATACCGTAGGCGTCGAAGTACCAATCTACGCACGCATCTTTGTTGAAGCGCGGAGTAATCTGTTCAAGCACTGGGATGGCCAGCTGCATGGATTGTGCCGCCTCTAACAGCTTATCCGCCGCCGCAGCTTTAGCCAGTGCAGAGGTGCCCACCGTAACGTTGATGTTCACTACGCCTTCGCTGAGATAAAGCTTAAAGCGAGGATACACCAGTGCAGTATACAGGTACGCCAGCTTACGCAGCCAGGTGTCACTCAGGATACTGAACCCGCCACCCATAGCGGCTTCCGCCTCTTTGGCATTCTGGCGAATCTCGTAAGCCGTGACACGCTCACCTTGCCGTGAGTTACCGGTGTACATAAACGCACGCGACAGTTTCTGTTCGAGCATCTGAATGTTGCTGGCAATCCACTGAATCTTCTGGGCAGAGCCACCCTCGTAAGCAGTGACGGGGGACTTGTTGTTCCCGTTGGAACCGCCGCCACCAACCTGTACAGCCTCACCAGTCTCAGACGTTGAGAACTCGTCCACGTCCAGCCCAGAGCTTGCATCAATCAGCGGGATTAACCTCGCAGATTCAACCTCGTAGTTAGTCAACGCTTCCGACAGTACCGATAATCTGGCGAAGTCCCCGGCGTAGTCCTCTACCAATCCGCGCCCGTAGTGCTCACCGCTAACAAGGTTCCACACCAGCACGTTGTAAGGAAGCTCCAGCTCCGGGTAGGTGCTGCTCTCTCCGATGCGGTGTCCATCTGCTTCTTGGTACACCTCGTAGCTTACTACCTCTGCACCGTCCTCTGTCCGCTTAACTTTGCGACAAGCGGCAGTGTAGATATCAACGTCGCCGTATGGGTCTTTGTCACGGTAGAAGGTGTTCTGGAAACTCTCTGGCAGGTCCTGGACGCTTGCGCGCTCTCTGATAATGAGTCGCAGTACGTTCCCGCTGCCATCCCTTCGAACGGTAAAGTTACGGACTGAGTAGATGATGGATTTACCTGTCCGCTCATCAATATACTCCAACGCGTTACCTGTAACCAGCAGCAGCTTCACAGCTTGCAACTTCGCAGCATAACCGTCTTTCTCAAATACTTTCTGTGACGCCGTGTTCTCGACCTCGGCCAGCTTAGATTCTGCTGTAGCTGCACTGCCCAGCGAACTAATGAACTCATCCAGGTCCGAACTCTTGGAGAACCGGAAGAAGCTAGTGCCTTGAGGGAACAGCGCTCCTACAATCTTAGTGGCTGCAGTGTTGACCAGCTGCGCACCTGTGCTCTGGTAGTCACGCTCCAGCGGTCTGCGTCTACCATCAAGGGAATCGTCCCTGGTAAAGATAGTGCTGAGCGTCCACTGCGCGAACTTCTCAGAGGCATCCAAGACGCCCGCGTCCTGGTCCTTCTTAAAGAGTTCTGCTAACGTTGCTTTTTGTTCCAAGCTACCCCCTTACAGGCCCAGAGGATTGCTCTGCCCTGCTTGTCGCCGTTTCTTCTGCTCAGACGTAATTGCATCTGCAGATGCAGAGGCAGCCCCTGCGGGGTCAATCTCAGCAATATTATCTGCGGCGCTATTAGCCTCTAAGGCAGCCTGTTGTTTAGCTGCGTTGGCCTGCTGCTCTGCCAAGCGCTGCTGCGCCTCTAATCCTGCGTTGTCAGTAAGGCCTAGCATATCCGTGGCCTTGCCTAACAGTTTACCTAAACCACCACTCATTCTGACCTCACTAAATGATAAGTTGTTTTGTACGCGTTACCAGACGTGTTCCGGCTAATGGCGATACGCCCAGCGCGCATGCACTTGGCTATTGCGTGCAGGCCCTGCATAATCACAGACACTGCCGCGCCGTTGTCCGGTTTCAATACGAAGAAGTCTGTATACAGCACAGGCTCTACGTAATGACAGTCCTCTACAGCCTCTGGGTAGTAGCTGACAGCACCGACTAAGTCGCCTTGGGAGTCATAGACTCCTAGTATATACTGTTTACCCAGTATGCTTCCCAGTACCCTCCAGTAGTGCTGCTCAGGAGCCAGGCCCCGACTAATGCCGTGGCCCAGTTCGTGCAGTTGCCTCACTGCGTCTGTAATATCGTCAGACTTATACAGAACCTTGAGAGTGTATTCGGAAGTTTTACTAGTGTGTTTTAACTTCATTCCTACTCCGGTAACATTAAATTTTAGTAGGGTATCCAAACCGGAATACCGGCCTTTCTGCATAGCTCAACCATACCCGTGGTACCTCTTCCCCCAGGAAATGCGACACAGTATTCCGGAAAGGTTAGGGATATCATGGCGGCGTTCCTGCGCATACCCGCAGATTTACCCTGCGCATCCCACAGAGCAGGCATACGCAGAACAAATACACCAGATTCCAGGGCCCACCTATCTGCCAGTGCATCCGCCCCTCTGGCGTTTCCGTGTATCACTACAGCTGGCTTGTTTGGCAGCATATCCATTGCGGTTTTTAGTGCTAGGTAGTCTGCGTAATCGCGCCCACCAGTTACCAGTACTCGCATACGATGTCCTCAGCAGAAGAAGAAAGGAGATTCTAGCACTTGCCGGATGTCCAGGGTACCTACCTCAGGCATATCCAAATCCGTCAAGTCCGCCCCAGCTGTTGCCGCAGCGCGAGTAATATCCCCAAGCAGGTCGTGCTCTTCGTAGAGGCGCACAAACTGTTCGCGGATGTGTCGGTGCATAGCATCGACGTCGGCTGCATGCGTAGCCAGGGAGTCGTGAATAGGCACAATGTCCAATCCCTCCGCGGCGCAGAGCACCATCATCAAGTGCGTACTATCCAGGCTATGCACAAAGTTCGGGGCAATCCCAGAGGCTGCCTTACGCTTGTTGCAGGTCTTGAAATCCCGGTTATGCACTCGCATGATAGTGAGGTTCATGCAGTCAATACGCACGCGCACTTCTTCGCGCTGCGTGTAGCGGTTCATTACGAGCCCACCCAGCGGCGTATACCACTGCAGGTGCTGGCTTGCTGGTACACGCCTAGCGAGGTTCTGCAAGTACGACATAACTGCCGCAGCAGCTGGGTTTGCCTCCTCGATAGCGGCGCGCATACGCGGAGCCAGGTAGCACGACAGATTCCATAGACTGTTAGTGTCGGTACCTTCATACCCCTCAGCGCAAGCGCCTTCAAAGATGTAGTCACTGCAGCTGCGCACCGTGGCGCTGTAGAAGTAGGTCATACTGGGGCGCTTGGTCATGCTGCGGGTGATTTCGTTCTCTCTCCAGTAAGTGCTCTGGATAACGAAATCCTCCTTGTCCAGGTCCAGTATCACCTTCTCGTCCGTACGGCGCTTCACATCCATATACAGGTCCGCTTTCTTGTCGTTACCCTCCCAGTACAGGTTCGTCAGACGACCGCCCACAAGGTCCCTCAGGAGCGCTGAGAGGTGCTGCCCACCTGAGTTTGTAGCGTCCATAGCAACTGGGATTCGGCTGATATATTCTTCTGGGCATCCAGAACGCACAGCATTAACCAGGTCGATAGCGGCCGCCAGAAAACACCAGGGACTGTCTGCCTCGGCAAAAGCAGGGCAATCAAACGGTGAAACCACAAGCTCTTCGAGCGCTGCAAAGTTCGCATCAACCCAAGCTGCGCGGTCTTCGAATAGGGTTTTGTCATAACCAAAGCATGTGGCGACGTGTACCTTGAGCCAGAATAGTCCCCGCTCACCCAGAGGTTTTCCTCTGCCAAACTCAAGAAGGGCTTTCTGCAAATCCGAACCTTGGGGGTGCAGCGAGGACTTGAAGTACAGGCGGTAACGCCAGTCCACACAAGTCGGGAAGTACAAGGCTTTCTCATCTTTGAATTCCTCCGCCATTTCCAACGTAGTCAGAAGGCTGCGTAGTTGCGATACACGCTTACGGTCGGCGCTATACCATAGAGACATGCGCGTCTTCCACTCGCCGAATCGGTCAAGCTCTTCCTCGGTGTAGTTCTCTTTCGGAACCCCGTCCAGATACCACTCCGGTTTCGGCTCCGGTACTGAGCGAGGCATACCTATCCCAACACCCAGGGCCCGTGCTTCTTGCACCAGTTCCAGTATGCGCTTATTAATACGGTACGGGGTTTCCTGTGCCCTATTAAGCGCTTTTTTGATGCCCTCCGCGGACTTAAATGCTTCCGCTACTTCACGGAGACGGGCTCTGTCAATGTGCGAGTTATGGTAGGTTCCGCGATTGTCGATAGGGGTGAGGTACCCACCATCCCACAGAGTAGTGTGCTGCACCGGCGGTACCAGCATAGGTGGCTTCATGGTTACGGTATCAGCGGACTCTACCAGTTTCTGGAAGGCCTCCATAACGTCGTCAGCCGGATAGAGCATGCTCAGATTCCCGCTACAGTTCTTCCACTGGAACAGTCCCGTCTCAAACACTGCGGCACACAGCAGACGCCCTACGGAGATGTTCTGGGCATTGGTCCAAGGCTCGTGCCCGTAGTGTACGTTCTCGGCACTGGCACGGAGCGTACGCAGGATGTGCGTAGGGGACTTCGTACGGCGCTCTGTGAGGTACTCATACACGCGGTCCATGTACGCTGGGGCTACGTTGCGTAACTGCAGAGCCAGTAGCTCTGACTGCACGTTTCTGCCCAGTGCGGACATTACTGCTTGTGCAGTCTGACGGCGACTGGCGGACTCGCCAGGGGCGACGCTGAACGCCTCAAACATTGTGCACAGGCTCAGGGTTGTCAGGACATCCAAGGGGATTAAGCGCAGGAACCGGCGGTACTTCCCACCTATGCCCGGGGCTTTGACATTTCGCATCTCATCGATAGCGGTAGCAGCCACCTCGTATGCCGAGGTGAGCATACGCTGTGTCATCGGCAGGTTCATAATCCCGCCGTTCTGCAATGCATCCGTAATCAGCTTACGTGCCCGCTCGATTCCGCGAATCTTATAGGCCTCTTCAAGCTCCAGCTGGCGTTTCACCAGTGCTTCCTCTGGTACTACAACCGTATTCAGGGCGCTAATCATAGGCGCTTAGTCTCCTTGGTTATGTCCGGTACTTCTAACTACTGATTGCGACTTACCCAGAGATTGTACATCTCCAGGTAGTTTTTAGCGGAGCGTTCGTCGCCCCGCTCTACTGCTTTCTGCCACATCATGTGGCACCACTCAGAGGGACTGCAATGCACGATATGCTTCCTCTGCTGTGGGACAAGGCCGTGTGTATTGCCGCGTACCTTGCACTTGCTTCCGCCCAAACCAGGCACCCTTTCGCACATGAAATGACACACCCTTAAATCCGGAGGTATTATTCCGCATGACCCCACGATTCTCCATGTTTACAGACCGGGGAACGGCTCGTAGGTTTGAAATTCGAAAGTCCAGCTTATTCTGGTTTATGTGGTCTATCTCCATGCCCGCTGGGATTTCGCCGTGAACCATGACGTATACTAATCTGTGCGTAAGATAACGCACGCCTTTGAAGCACGTGCGTGGATATCCTGTATTACTTATTTCAGTGGCGGCATCAGATTTATACCGGCTCCTTTTTACTCTGCGGGTTAAGGTTCCATTCACGTGGTCATATACAAAGGCGGCCTCTAGCGCCTGTTTACTTGGCGTCAATGCACTTACCTCTGTGTTGCTTGTATAGTTCTGAGTACTTGTCGGACTTGGCAATGTCCTGCTCCAGTTTATCCTTGTTCCCGGCGCGCAGTCTGTACTTTAATCTGTTGCCCAAACAGTAACCGTAGAACTGCTCCTGCGTCATACTGCGGGCAATCACCTCAATTGCCTCTAGGTCCGGGAAGAACTGGTAGTGCTTAGGGGAATTTACTACGTCAGAAACAGTCTCACTTGTCGAATGTGAGAGCTGGAATAATTCCGCTTTCCAGCTGGTTCCACACTCAGCTAAGGTTAGGAGCCCGTCTTCTACATTGGTCACTAACCTAGGGGCTCTAGGGTCTACCTGTAGTTGTCCACAAATGTCCGCCCAGACACCTCCTGCGTGATGCTCTTTGCGCACAACAAAATCACCTACGTGGAATTTAGTGGGTTTAATCATTTAATAGTCTCCCGTGCTTTGCGTCGTGCTCTGGCCTTACGGGCCTTGAGCTTCTGTGCTTGTGCCAATTCTTCCGGACTGCGGTGCGTGTAATAAAGCAAATCGTACGGCTCCTT